AATCATCCAATCCTGAGTTGATACCATTGTATCTACCAATGAATGTTGAACCACCGACTGTATTACTTGTATGTGATGCGGATACAATTAAGTTTTGACCAAGTATTGCTGTTGATGTTAAGTTACTATTATTAGAACCAACTTGAGATGCTGTTACAGCGTTATTAACACCGACAATTAAGTTATTGTTAAATGCTCTTGCTGCACCTGATGCGTTTGAACCAGATGCCCATATACCATTTGAAGAACCTTGTAAAATATTACTATTAACTGCTATACCATTACCTGCCGCTGAAAAAGAACTTGAAACCAAGTTTGTCACAGTTAAACCACCACCTAAGTTATTAGTAAAATTAATTGATGAACTTGCGTGAGTTAAAGTAACAGCCGCATTAATTAAGTTATTTGTAATAGATAATTGTTGTTTACCAGGTGTGATTTGTTGTGTTGAAGTTACAGCACCAACATTAATATTTGATCCATAAATAACAGAACCAGATTGATGATTCAATGTTACGTTTGCAACTATATTATTATTATTAACACTTGGTGTTGTTAATGAACTTGATGTAAAGCCCATTGCTAATTGACCTTGTAATTGGTTACCACTCATTGTTGGTATAGCAACTGAACTTGTAGTTATTGTTGGAATTGCTTGAACAATATTGTTACTACCAACTAAACCATATGTTCCTGTATTAAGTGTATTTGTTCTATTTGATGTTAAGAAAATATTGTTAGATCCTGATACAACGATTGAACCTGTTACTTGAACGTTCAATGGTAGTTGTCCTGTTGCACCTGCTCCTGCAAAATAAATGTTTGATTGTGATACTGCATTTGATTCTGTTACATAAGCACCAGGTTGAGCAGTTGGAGTACCATAAGATGCTGAACTAAATAATTTCAAACCATTAGTTAATGATCCTGAACCAGAAACATTTAATGATCCTGTTATAGTTTGGTTTCCAACAAATGTATTTGAACCTGTTGTTGCAAGTCCTAATTGAGTTGAAGTTTTATTTACCCATAAACCATATGAACCTGAAACATAAGATAATAATTGACCTGTTGAATTTGCTGTGTCAATCACATTATGTAATTCTCCAAGTTCGTAACCATTTTCTGCTCTAAAATATATTGAACCTTGGTTAACATTCTGTCTAAGAACTTGACCTAATCTAACTGATTGAGATGGAGGTGTTGCACTTGCTGTTGTATATTGTCCTGATGAACTTAAATATAATAGTTCACCCGCCGGAAAATCAACAGTATTTAAACTTAATACTTTACCTAATACAACTACGTTTGCAAATGCATTTGTTAAAACATCTTCACTTAACATTCCAAATACATTGGCACTCTGTGTTTCATCAACAAAACTTGCACTATCACAATTCTAACAACTGTACCTCTTGATAATGTACCAGGATTATTGTTTTTAGCAACAACAATTACATCACGAGCAATTGATGCTGTCTCAGCATTGATTGCGTATGAGGCCGAACCAAACAATGAACCTGTAATTCCATTTGTTACAATTAATGAACCTGTAACTTGTAAATCATTTGTTGTTGCGTAGAATGAACCTGTTTGAGAGAATATTCCTCCACCACCACTTGTTCCTGAAGAACCTGATGTTCCCGCTTGACCTGAGGTACCAGATGTTCCTGATGAACCATCCAATCCACTTGTACCTGACGTACCTGAACTTCCACTATCTCCTGATGTACCAGATGTACCACTACTTCCTGATTGTCCTGAAGTTCCTGAACTACCATCAAGACCTGACGTACCCGATGTACCACTTGAACCAGCAACACCTGATGTACCTGAGGTTCCTGAAGAACCTGATCCACCACCACCTGTGATTGTTACTCTAATATCACCACTACCTAAATCGGTAACGGTTGCTCCACTGAATAAAATATTATCAACATTGTTTACAGAAGTTGAACCATCACCAACAGTTATTGAAGGAGATATACCACTTGTACCTGACGAACCATTCGATCCTGAAGTTCCCGAACTTCCACTAACTCCTGATGAACCACTTGTTCCTGAGGAACCTGATTGACCTGAAGTACCAGAACTTCCACTTAAACCTGATGATCCTGACGTACCAGATGAACCTGACTGTCCTGAAGATCCTGAGGTTCCTGAACTTCCTGATTGTCCTGAGGACCCTGAGGTTCCTGATGAACCACTAACTCCTGAACTACCAGAAGTTCCTGACGATCCTGATTGACCAGAACTGTTCCTGAAGAACCTGACGATCCTGAGGTACCAGATGATCCACTTGATCCTGATCCTCCACCTCCTGTTATTGTATTTCTATAAATTTGTCCTGTTCCTGTATCAACAACAAGAGCTTGTGTCAATCCTGTGTTAGATTGTAAATCAGAAACATATAATGATCCTGTTACCTTAACTGATGAATTAGATATTTGTAGAGGTAAATCATTACCAAGACCATCTTCAAGATATTGAAGTGTTCCTGTTACCCCTGTTGAATTTTCGAATTTTACAAGTCCTTGATATGACTGTGATACATATTGGTTTGTAAGTGAACCCATAGTGTTTTTGTTTTATATATATTAATTTTTTTATACGTTCTCCCAATTTTCAGATATGTTGTTCCATAACTCACTCAACTCGTACCACTTCTTACCTGCCACAAAAGGTCTCTCAGGTAAATCACATCTGTTATAATCAAACGGTTGTTGAATTTGTAAGTTTATTGTCCAACCAGCAAGAACTGTTTCATACCTTTCCAAAAATGGAATTACATTACTATTCCATTGAACTTCATAATCCAATGTGAATCCACCGAAACTTGCTGTGTATGATTGATATAAAATGGTAAATAAATCTTTACATATTTCCAATGTATCTGACATCACATCACGTTGATTAGATAAATCTTCGTTTACTCTATCAAGAATAATAATTGAGAAATTATAAAGTAATTGATTTTGAGCAAGAGTAACATTACCAGGTACCACATACATTTTTGTATATTTTGGTTCCTTTTTTGTTTCTATGTCCATTGTTATTTGACTTACTTCACCAAAACCAAATGAGGAAATCTGTGGGTGATAATAAGCAATACCACTTAAATCTTGTATTAATTGTTTAAAGTTTACTGACATATTTGTTATAAATATCTAATCCTTCACTTATTGTATTAACTATTCCTAAATGAAGATTTTTTTTATTTTTTCTATCCCAACACCTAACTCTAAATCTATCTCCATATTTTTCCAATTTTTTACCTTTATGATAATGTAAAACATTATGTCTTTGTGTACACCATTCAAGATTTTCTACTCTGTTATCAGTTTTATCTTCATTAATATGGTTTATTATTGGAAAATTATTAGGATTTGGTATATACAATTCACCAAGTAATTGATGAATATATATTTGTTGTCCTGATAAGTTATATTGATGATAACCACGATTAGTTAATCTTGGTTTCAAAAACTTATTTCTTTTAGTAGAAAACACTCTACCATCTTCGTAAATCAAATATGTCTTAAAGTTAACCATCTCTTATATAAATATAAAATTATTGAGTTTGTACTACTATAGTTTATTATAAAGTTTCTTTGTTTCTTTTTCTACCTCCGCATCCTTTGCAATTAAGAACGCCAATTGGTTTAAAACTTCCACCAAACCTTTTTCGAGGACTTGTTGATGTCTTGTAATATCGTCTTTACTAACTCTGTTGACAACAACCCACCATCCGAAGACTTGGTTGAACGACTTTTCTTCATTAATTTCCTCAACTTGAGGTACCATTTTATCTTCTCTATCAGGGTCATAGTCGAAGACTGTTGGGTAGGCTCTAAGAACTTCCTTGCGAACTTGATAAAAAAAAACTGGGCTCCTATAAAATATTTGATGTCGAGTTTATCTCTGAACAATTCCGCTCGTTTCATCATCGTTTCGGAATTGTATTTTTCAATAGTATAAGATTTCGTGTCCTTATATGTAATTGGTCTATACATTATCGCTGTGACTATATGAATATAGTTGAGAAACTCTTGTGGTTTCTTTGTCATTAATGTATCAAGGTCAACCCATTCTGCAAACGATAATTGTCTCCACGATGGTAAAAATCCATATTCAATACCATCAATTTCAAATCGATCATTAAATGGTGGTGTCTCCTGTATTGGAAACATTGACATAATATACGCTGCGATAAATTCTACTTGTTGATAGTTTGTTTCCAAAACTTTTTCAACAGGTGTTCCACATATAATATTAAGAAGTTTAGCTGCGAAGTATTCATCAGAAAAAATGTCTTTTATTTTATATACTTTAACATAATTATCAATGTTTATAAACTCAGGAACTTTATATTCTATTCCATCAATTTCAAATCTAATATCATTCATATATATAATTTTAAATAAAACTCAGAGAATATCTCCCTGTTGTTTTTAATGTTTTAACGTGTGGATACATACCGATACAAACCGCGTCCGCCAAGTCAGGACTTTTCCCAAGAATACGTTTCATTTCATCTTTTGATTGAACACCTATCTTTGTATCCTTATCCACATTTTTTAATTTTATTGCGAGTAGTTCTTGTGTTAAATCATCAATGATTGCTGGATCAGATAAATTTATACTGATCTTTCCTTCTTTGAATAACTCACTGAGTTTGATGTAACATTGAGATTTTAAGTTTGTAAAATTCTGATTGTGAAATGGTGAACTATTGTTTACAAAATTCACACTTCTGATTTGATCCGCTACACCCGCTCCTATACCATCACTATCTACAATTACTTGTGAATTAGGAATCTTGTGTGAGGTCATTAGAGACCTAATTTCGGTAGATAATTCTGTGGTGGATACTTTCCTATAGATGTGACATTCTAAGAGAACCAGACCCACCCAAATCATCACTACGGACCTATCGTCACCGAATCTACTTACGTCCACACTCATATACTTCTTATCTGTCTCATTTGGTGGGAATTTATATACACAACTTGTAATACTATCGAAATCAAATATCGCATCACTATCTTGTTCATAATCCCATAAACCTTCCAATAATCTTTGTCTTTGTTGTGTTGGTAATTCTTTTAACATTTCAATATAAGATTGTGGAACGTGTGGATTATCTGTTACAAGTGATGGAACAAACTTTATATTATCAGGTAATGTTTCTTGAACATATGGTGTATAAAATTCTCTTTTAATCCAATTATTTGCTGGATTACAGGTTAATAATATTTTTGGTATTAAACCATATTCATTTAATTTATAACGAATACGAGACTTGATTATTGAGAACGCCAAATGAGATATTTGAGATGCCTCATCGACGAACGCTCCTGATACCTCCAAAGACCCAAGACTGTCGAACTGAGGGTCCGATGGGTTATACGCCAAATCTTTTAATATAATTTCTGATTTGTTATAAAATGTAATAACGTTTGTTTGTCCATTGTAGTTATAGTGTTCACCAGATTTCAATCCCATCTTATTGAATAGTTCAAAAATCGTATTTAACGTTGTTAGTTTTAATTGTTGTAATACTGTTCTTCCAATTAGATAACGAACACCTGAGTATTGTAAACACATTGTAATAACCCATAAAGAACCCAACCAAGACTTTCCTCCTGATGCCGCTCCACCAAACAGAACAACATTGGTTGTATTGTCTGTTAGATATTTCCAAGCCGTACTTTGACGTTTAGTTGGTGTGATGGTTACGTTCATAATTAATTCTTGCTTCAGATATTTTTATATATTCTTCTTCCTTTTCTATTCCAATAAAATTATATCCACCTCTTATTGCTGCTTTACCTGTTGAACCAGAACCCATAAATGGGTCTAATACGATACCACCTTTTGGTGTAACCAATTTGATTAGGTATAACATTAGGTCTGTTGGTTTGACTGTTGGATGTACGTTCTTAACCAATACTTGTTTCCCTTCTTTAACCATATGACTGAATGAATGATTATCAGAACAAGTGTCTTCGTATTTGTTATAATCAGGGAAATGGTTCATCCCTTCATCCCTATCTTTTTTTGATGCTTTGGGACAATAGAAATATTTTCTCCAAGGTTCTTCACCTTCATCAAAGATTATATTTGCTGGCCATCTACCACCTTCAACTCTACAATCATCAATATTAATTCCACCAGTTCCCCATTCTTTAATGTTATTCTTACAAGTTCCTTTAAAAGGTTTTCTTGCCATAACAATTGGTTCGTGGGCTGGTTTTAATCCTGTACCAATTCCATTACCTTGATTTTGTGATTTAGGAAACCCTGAACCAAATACCCACATCAATTGGTCTCTAATTTGAAAACCAGCATCTTCCAATCCACTTGTCATTCTGTGATACATTCTTGGGGCGGAAAATGACATTAGGTATCCACCAGGTTTCAATATCCTTAAACATTCTTTACCCCACTCTTCACACCACTCTTGAAACCATCTTCCTTCTTTGGCACCACCAATTGGTAAACCTGGTTGAACACCTCTTGAAAATCCTGCTTTAGTTGGTGACTTACCTTCTTTAAATCTTTCTTCTGAACGTTTTTGTTCACGTTCAATTAACTCTCTATGTTTTTTTGGGTTATCCCATTCCTTATTCATAAATCCAATTCCATACGGTGGATCTGTGACAATACTATCAATCGAATTATCTGGTAGGTCTTTCAATACTTGGAGACAATCTCCTAATTTTAAATCTATATTCATATATACGTTTTACAAAATACGAAACAACTATCTTACAGATTATAAAAAAATTTAGTCCTGTAAGTTGATGTTTATTGAGATTGGTTCCCCATTAGACGTAATATCTATTTTTCTTAGTTCCAATCCATAAAGTTTATTAAGGTCTGCCAACACTTCTCTTTCTACTCTTTTATTATTGTCTTGTCTCGCTCTTTGGAGTAAGTCAAAGTACCTTTGAATCTGGTCATTGATAATTTCCTCCGTCTTTTCTTGGTGTCTTTGTTTAAGGCGGTCTTTACAATCCGACCAAACATTTTCAGCTTGACGCTCTGTGATTCCGTATTTCTTTGAGAATGTTCTTCTAAATTCAATGTAGTTCAATTTGTGATATAATATTAATTCAAAAGCGTCAGGTATTCTTTCTTCATATTCCGCTTCTGTTGGTCTTTTTGTACTCATAATAATTTACGTTTAATTCTCCAATTGATGTATTGTTTAATTAATTTCAAAATCATACACTTACCTTTAATACATTTGTTATATAATGTTTGAATTTTCTCGCTTGAGTTGATACACAACTATTACAATCATATATCAATTCTTCTTTGAATATTACATTATATACTTTTGATATAAATTCTTTTTTATCTTCTTGTACACCTTTGTAAGAAGTTAATTCGTGATAAGCCAATACGATTTCCTCTATTGTTGGAACATATATGTCCAATTCTATTTTTTGTACATCATTTGGTGATACTTTTATTTCTTTTGGTTTTTTACATTTTGTACATCCCATATATATGTATTTATTTATTTATTTTCTTTAATTCCATTAATTTCCATTTCTCCATCTCATTATACTTTTGTTCATCAGGATTCTTTGGTAATCTTCCATATATTACCCCCTGATGTTCCAAATCTATATTCTCAAACTTATAATAACATATAACCATTCCAAGTTTATCCAATAACGATTCACAAGCAACAAGACAAGGAAAATTGTGATATTCAATCGCAATGTCCGTTACTCCTAATAAATACTTCGGATTTAACGCGTGTAAAACAATTTCCGCTCCCTCAACGTCAATCTTAATTACATCAGGTTTGGAATTTTCAAAATACCATTCAAACTTTTCTAACCTGTCTACATAATCAAGAAAATGTATAAAGTTTTGAATATTATAATTCTGTTTAAACCAATTATATGAGTTGAGGTCAGGATCAACACCAAATACTTTCTTTGCTTTTCTGTCTTGAATAAAATACCAAGGGGTTGGTGCAAACTCTGAATTGATACCGCACCCAAGATCGAGTACAACCTTATTTTCAACAGGTAGAAAACTCCAATGATCATCCGCCTTCTCACTTCTGATTATATCTCTAACGTGTCTATTCTTCATATAAATTTCTTTTTATATCGTCTTTAATATTTTTCTTCGCTTCGTTTATATATCGACTTATACTCATTAAAGGTATTTTTGTTGACTGTGATACCTTTTTCAAACTACCTAATGTTAAATATAAATCCATAAGTGACTTCTGAAAAATATTTAATTCGGAATATGATGCTTCTAATATATCATATAAATTTTGAATTTCGAAGGTTTGTTGTTCCTTATCTATGTCCATACAAGTTGTTAGATCTACATACTTCAATCTTTCTTTTCTTATTTTGTAATGGAACGGTGAGGTCTTTGAATACCAATTTGTTCTTAATACCGCGGTGATATAATATCTGATACTATTATCGTCGTACTTTTTTAATACGATATTTTCTTTGTCATACATCTGTATGATACATTCGTGTAATAACTCGTGAGACATATCGTCATCATTTGTCATCTTCTTTGCAATTGATTTTAATTGATAATAGTTTTTTGTTATATATAATTCAAACTCTTTCTTCATTTAATAAGTTTCTAATGTCATTTAAGACCGCACAAACTTCGTAATTCTCATCACCGATATTTGTATTAATCGACGATTCCAACATCTTATCGAGAATTGCTATTCTATCTATACCTTGTCTAAAATGTTTATCAATAATAGTAATCATTACATCCATTAAATCATTACACAAATCATTCTTTTGTTTCTGAGTTAATTTAAAATAATCACTTGGTATTTCTATTTCTCCTATTCGAAAGTCCTTCATTTTTTTTTATGTTACTGATTGTCGCCAATGACACTCCTGTCATCATTTTTATAACTTTATTCTTATGTCCTTCTTTCAATAATCTTAATACCTCACTTTTAATATATGGTGTTAATGATCTATTATGTCTGTGGTAATTTTTTTTAACTTTGGTAAAATTTCCATCTTCATCTTTGAAACCTTCTTTCCACCATATACCTTTATTTTCATTATATTTCCATCCCATCAATTTTAGAAAGTTATGTGTACATTCTTTTTGAGCGTCATCTGAAAATTGATTTGGTTTACTTGGTACTCTCGATGATCCACAAGGATTGTCTTTTGCGTATACATATGATTCCCTCTCGATTTCTTGACAACACTTTTTACAATTGATGTGTTTGTTTTTTAATTTACTTGGATAAAAGTCTTCAGGTTCAAGATAACTATCACATCTTTTACAATAAAAGTGATCAGGACCATAAACTTTTTCCTTCTTCATTATAATAAATATCTTTCAAAAACAAAAAAACCTCATTCTTTTGGAATGAGGTGGTTATATTTGAAAAAAACGAAAGGTTATTCTCCTCTCCAAGATTTGTAACAAACTGCCGCCCTTTGACTTTGATCAGGAAATTCTTCATTCAATTCACTCATACATCTTGATATAAATGTTTGTTCATCTTCACTACCTGATGGTGATGGAATTGGAAAACCATCTTTCTTCAAATCACCCATTCCTTCTTTTTCTGGAATACAATTTGGAACTTCCCTACCATCTTTAATTTTAGTACCATAAGCGATGTACCCTTCTTGACACGGATTTTCCATAATCTTATCTTGGAACTTGTCTTTCTTACAACCACAATCTTTTTGAGAAGACATTTGTTGTTTTACTTTTCTGATCATTTCTAATCTATTACTCATTATTTAATCTTTTTAAATTGTTTATAGTTTAATTCGTTTCCTGTATGAATTACACTTTCGTAATTAGAATGAATCCAATTACCCAATTCATAATGGTCGATTTTCATTTTCTTGTCAACATCAGATCTTAATATTCTTGTGAAATAATCTGATTTGTTCCATTTCTCTAATTCTCTTTCGGTAGGTTTTGGTAATGTCATATATTTGTCTTTCTTAATTTTTTATTCTCTTTCATCAATTCCTCTACTTTCTTTTCGAGTGTATCTATTTTGACATTTAATTCGTGTATCTCACTTTTTAAATCTTGTATAATTTTCTGATATACACCTATTGATAATTCAAGGTTCTTTAAAACCATATTGTCTGTCTCTACATCTGATCTACGTTTACCTACGAAGAAACTTGCAATACCTGTTAAAATGTTTGATATGATTAATAATAATTCGTTACTCATTCGTTGTTATAATATATTATAAATTATTGACATCCCCAACAAGGATCATTTATTATATCCCATTCACTATACCAAGGTATTCCATTTGATTGGTTAAGATACCTTGTTCTTCTATCAGACCATCCATAACGAGTAGTGTGATTTAGATATATTGGTGAATTGTATTTCTCGTTTTTCATTGGTGTAATACCATCTATAGTTGAATATGAATCGTATTGAGGGAACTTACCCTGACCTCTACCTGTTAATAAATAATCTTGTAATCTTTGTTTGTAGAAGTCCGCTCTTTGTTTCTGTATGTTTCTGAGATACTTCATAGTATCACTATCAACACCTGTTCTTCCTCCTTCTAATCCTGAAGGTCCAACAATACCTACGTTCATCGACCTGTAATGGAGGTGTGGAATAAGCTCGAAATAAGAAACTTGAATCAAATATGGACTCACATATTCGTTGATAAGAGTTAATTCATCACTATTGAATGTGTTTCCTGTTGAAGTGACTTGATCCAATAAATGATAATAGAATTTTGCACCAAGGATTGGCATCAAGTGAATATCTTGCGCCACTCCTATCTCGGCCTTAATTGCGTCGACATCTACATTTCTGTTGATATTGGTCCACGATTTAATTTTGTTTTCACTGACAAGTAAGGTTGTTGCCATATTAATTAGTTGTTTTCTTTGTTCTTCTTTTGTTATTTGCTTGTTCTTTAGGTGTTGCCCATTTACAATTTGATGGTTCGTAATTCCCATCTACATCAATTCTTTCTATGCTATATTCAGGACTTGGTTTTATTCCCATATCTTTTAGAAAGTTTTCAAATGAATTTAACCATCTATCACATACTTGTATTCCTCTACCACCATATAAATGATAAAATTCTTGATTTGGATTATAACACCTTGTTTTGATATTAGTCCAAGTCATATATTCTGTTGATAGTTTGTTTCCTTTTGAATGTGATATTGTTTCTTTATGTTTTAAATTACCATTCATTAAAGGGTCTTTTCTATAACAACCACAACTTTTTGTTTTATTTGTTCTTAAATGGTTAATTGTTATTTCTGATATTTTTCCACATACACATTGACACATAAATTTTCTACGAGGTTTACCACTTGGATATATTAATGGTTGTACCTCTTTTACAATTGTAAGACGACCAAATTTTGTTCCTGTATGTATTTCTAATTTTTTCATATATACAAATATACAATTATTCATCATCTTCACCAAGCCACGCTCCACAATCCTCATCAGATAATCCATATCCTGATTTTAACATTTGAACGGCTTGTTGTCTTGTTATTTTACCCTTATTGTAATCTCTTACAACTCTTAAAAGAGCCTGATATTCACGTCCTCTTAAAGATTTTATATTCTCATTAACCTTAACCTCTTCCGCTTGAACAGGTGTAACAGGTTTGTCTTCAACAATTGGTTTTTCCAATACATCACCAACTTCAAAAATAGATAAAGGTTTTACTTCAAATGTTGTTGGTTTTCCGTGTTTTAAAGTAACTAACTTGTTAAATACAGGAAGTAATTCATATTGGTATGGTTGTATTACCATCTTTCTAAAATACTCCGTATGTTCGACAATCTCCTTACCAGATCCCAATTTACCAGAGGTTGATATTCCATATAACTCACCTGAAGAAACCCTGTGAGCGGAAAGTATTGACCTTATAATGTCCTCATATATTGCTGTGTAATAACCATCGTTTGTATCCGCTCCAATCTGAACAATTTCAGGTGAAGTTTCTTTTGATTCATTAAAAGATATAATTGGTCTACCCGCGTTATTAACACTTGAGAATTGTTCTTCCAATCCTCTTGAGATAATTCTTTCCTCATCAGGTCCTGGTTGTCCTGAATTAAAATTGATCCAAAGAGATGGTCTCATACCATTCTTTAAATTGTTTGCGTGAAATTCTTTGATGTTAACATCCACCTCTATCGCTGCAAGTCCACCAGAATAATCAGGGTGAGGATAGTAAGAATTACTTGGACAATAAGACTTATAATAAAAGATTTGTGATGCGTCTCCATCCTTTTGATTGAATGGATCATATTCGAGAACGGGGAACTTTTTGATATTTGTCCAATCCGCTGAATAATAGTATTTTTCAATTTCATCTGTTTCAGGATTTATTTTACCACTTCTAACTCTTGAAAAGTCTATGTGATAAATTTCCGCAATGGTTTCTCTATCTCTTGACCATACCACATTTAGAGAATAACCCCCAAAGAGTACAAGATCCAAAGCACATTTCTTCATTACATCGTGTACATTCTCCTTTGGGTTAATAAGATTGATTGACGCCATTGGGTTATTTAACGATACAATACCATCACCCATTATTTGATTTACCTTTGAAGTTACTACGGCTTTATGAATTGCACAATTCTGATACCTTGAAATTAGGTATTGTGGCATACAGTTATCAAATCCGTAGTTGACCCAAGGTCTTCTATCAAAAATTTCTGAGAAAACAGGTAACAATGGTTCCTGTCTGAAATTTAATTTTCCTAATTGATATTTCTTTTTTTCATCCATAAATTATTCTTGTATATAAATATATTTGTCCGCATCTTCATCATTAGAAATATATTGTGTGAATGTATTTCCTTGTTCGGTTGTACCTTCTAACATAACTAAAGATGTGAATACTAATGTTGTTCCATTACCGTAAATCTTTAAATCATATTGACCCTCATAATTAAGGTCCTGACCTGGTAGATTTAAACTTAATATAATCTCACAATATCTCTCATTAGAACCATATTGTGCTGGATTTGATGTATCTATAACATACGATTTTGTTTCTTGTGATAACGTATGTGTGAAAATCAATGTATATGTTGAGAACGACTGTCTCGTATTATTATTGATATTCAAGATTAGTTCATTCTGTTCTCCTTTTTCCAAATAGAGCATAGTAATATTGTATATTAATAAATATAAATTTTTTCAAATTGAATTGAAATAAATAAAAAAAGAGGTGGAATCCACCCCTTTTTTCAATGAAAGTATAGAGATATAGACATTCGGTCGTTAGACCTACCGAATTAGTTCACTATAGTTGCTCCTGTAAACACAGTTCCAAGGGCTCCTGAGATTACTCTCGCTGGAGTTGGTTCTTGACCAGT